TTGAAGAATTTTGGCTATCGACTTCTTGGAGCAGCGGTTGGTTTCCTGCTTGGCTGTCTGGTGCTGGCGGTCTTGTACTTTCTACTCCAATTCGCAATGGAGCTTTTCGACGTAAGCCGAGTTCGATTTCGGGCACCTATTGCCGTGTTCATCTTGCCATTTATTACCGCATTCGTCGGGTTCAAAGCTGGTCCCGAAATTTTTTTAGTGGTGCAGCACAACCTCGGAAGTGCTGGACCTTGGACAAGGCTCATCCTGATCGGTCCGGTTTTTTGGGCGGTTGTAGTCGTGGCATATGTTCTAGTGTTTGAGCCGTTTGGCTACCGTATCTCAGAAGACGAATGGCTCCTTGTCGCCAAGATTGTCCTTTTTCCCACGGCGGTCCTTTGGGCCGGTGTCTGGGTGGTCACAAAGTTCATATTAGGTAAGTAGCGGCCTTCCTGCGGAAATTGACACGGCTACCCCTTACCAATTGTTCAATCTGGGTTGTTGAACACTCCCACCTTGTCCAGCTTGGGGGCAAGATCGTGGATCGTGGCCAGAGTTTCGGGACCAAACTCCCCCTTGCGGTAATCATCGGCCACCCGCACCAGCTTGAACACATCGGCATGGGTAAGGCCCGCGTCCAGCAAATCGGCAAGACGTGCTTTAACGATCCATTCCAGCAACGCGGCAAGGGTCTGGCCAATCTCATCGGCGGTTGCCCCCTCTCGGGGCATCGGGGGCGGTGCTGGCATCGGTTTAAGCATTGCGGATCACCGGGGCGTCATTCGGGCCGAGGGCCTTACAGTCATACGTCACCATTGTGGCCAGCACGTTTGCAGAGTGGACGCTCACAATCTGATAGAACACCCCGTCAATCAGGATCAGGGCCGCGCCGTTCGGGGCCACCTCGCTCAGCACGGTGACAAGGTGACTGCCCTGATATGTCGCCGAGAGGGTCAGGACGGTTTCCTTGCTCTTGTCCACATAGCCGAGGGTATCCTCGGCCCGGTCGTATTGCAGTTCCCCGGCGGCATCATAGACGGGCACCCCGCCATCGGTTGCCGTGATGTAGACAAGCGCCCGTTTGAACGCGGGGTTGAATTTCGCCGCCCTCTTGGCGGTCTGTAGGGGGCTGAGCTTAGTCATTGTCCCACCCCACGAGGCGCATGGCCTTATCAAGCGGCACCCCGGCCCCTGTCAGGACGCCCACGGCACGGGCACGGCCCGCCACATCGGCGCTCATCATCTGGTCAATGCTGACGGTCTGGACGCCAATCTTGCGCGTGAGTTCGGGCAGGCATTGGCGGGCAAGCGGCAAGATCGTTTGCAGGGCAAAGAGCCTGTAGCCCTCTCGCATGGCCCCGGCATTGCCGTTTCCCGTCACCAGAGCCGGGGGAACGCCGCACCCGGCCAAGAGGCGGTTATGCAGATCAGCCGTAAACGTATTGAGGTCAGCCTTGCCGAGGTCTGGCGTCAGGTCCACCCGCCGAAACTCAGAGGCATGGCCCCCGGTCTGGTGCGCAAAATCGGCTTTGCTGGATACCACGGCCAGAGACGACGATTGCAGGCCCGTTGCCGCCTTTTGCTGTTGATCTTCGGGGATGGTGGACGGCATGGGCAGAAGCCCCTTGCCCGTGTAGCTGGTGGCGTTGCTCACGGCCTTTTCAATCTCGGCCAGCAATGCCGGGCTGAGGCCCATCATCTGGAACGGGGAACGCCCCTGCCATGGGGTGGCGGGGTCGGCATTGATCGTCAGCCGCAACACCTCATCGGCCAGCGCCTTGCGGGTTTCGGTTTCATGCGGGTGCGCAATGTGAAGGTGAAAGCGGCCCGAGGCCAGTTCATCCCAATACGCGACGTGATCCAGCATGAGGGCTGAGCCATCGGCCCGGATATGCCAGCACGTTTCCCCCTTCAACAGAAGATCACGCCCCATTGCGGCCAGCGTGGCAGGATCAACGGGCACGGGGGCAAGGTCTAGCATGGCAAAGCCCGAGGTCCAGAAATGCAAAGCGGCGCCCACGGTCGCGCTCAGGGGCACCTTGCCGTCAGTCAGAAGCCCCCGGCGGCGGTGATCCATGTATTCCAGCGTCACCCCCAAAGAGGCGCGTTGTTCAATCTCGGGCTTTCGTTTGAATGGCCACATCATCCCCGCACCTCCGATGCAAGCAAGGCACCCGCCCCAGAGCCGCGAAACACGGGCATCAAGCTTTCACGGGTGAATGAGTAATCCCCAGAGGATTGCGAGCGGTATTCCCGGCGGGCAGGCCCCTGCATGAGCTGATAGAGGGCCAGTTGATGCACGGCCCGCGTCACGTTGGGCGTGACGGGTGCCCCGGCCACGGTGCCCGTTTGGGTCAGGCGGGTGAGTTGGAACGGCTCAAGGTCAATCATGCCCACCTCGGCCACGTAGGGGGCCGAGAGGCTTACCCACGATCCCCCCTGATAGACACTGACGCCAATCGCCTCGGGGAACGGATAACGGGGCCATGTGAACGTCATGAGCGTGTCAGCTTTCACGATCACCTTTCCGGCGGTCGTGTCGCGGTATGTCTTGCCCGTGAACGCCTCCACCATGGCCCATGAAGCCGTTAGCATGGCCGTGGCCTCGGTTTCGGTCGCATCGGCCTCAAAGGCCACCTCAGAGGCCAGAAGCGAAGTTGCCGGATCGTCCCCCGGCGTGAATGAGGTTTCCAAAAGCGTAATCATGGCAAAATCACCCTGTCGTGGCGGGTGACGTGGCTCAGGGCATCCTTGGACAAGGCCCTGAGTTCGGCCTCAGTGTCCTGATATGCGGGCCGCGTCACAATCGAGAGTTCAAAGAGCAAGAGCGCCCAGAGTTGCCGGATTTTGACGCCCGGATTTCCCGGCTCAGGCACCAGCTTTTCGGCACCCGGCACCACGTCAGACGGCGGCACCCGGAAACCGGGGCTGATACCTCGGGCAAGCCCTGAGCCGATCAATGCTAGGGCGTCCACCACATGGCTTGCACGGTCTGCCCCCTCGGGGATGGTGGCCACAAACTCAAGGAAACGCTCAGTGTCCTTTAACTCAAGGGTGCCAGACGAACGTGAGGCAAGAGGACGGTCAAACGAATGGCCGAAAAGCAGGTTCACCTCTCGGCTGGGGTCGCCAAGGGTGAAGCCGAAAGCCCCCGGCATGATAGTTTCTTTGCGGACCGCCCCCCTATCAGAGAGGACGGCCAGAGAGTTGTAAGGGAAGCGGCCCGCAATCACCGGGCGCTTGTCTAGCTGACGCACCTCAAGGCCATCAGCTTCCCAGATCATGCGGGGAACACTCATGCGCGGTCTTGCACCCCCGTCAGCTTGAAATAGTGGGTGGCGGTGCGCTGGATCAGCACATCAACGAATGCGAACATGGTGAGGGCCACCTTGCCCGTCTTGCTTTCGCTGTAGGGGTCCACCAGCAATTCCGGGCTTCCCCACGTGGGCACGAATGCGTTGTTTGCCCCGGCCCCAAAGTAGACGCTGGACGCCCCCTTGTCCGTGGCATCCCGTGCCCCACGGGCCGAAACCTGACTGGACCACATCATGCCGAAACCCGCCCCCTTGAGGCGGTCCAGTTCCGAGACGGCGGTGCCCGTCACCAGCGTGTCGGCAAGGGTCTGGTGGACAATCGGGGCACCCGCAATGCGGACGCCCGAGGGGTCGCTCAGCTTGGCGGTTTCCTGAATTTCGGTTGCCCGCAACAGAAACTCGGAAAAGCTGGCCACGTCATCCAGCGCCGCCGTGCGGCCCCCGGTCAGCACGGTTTCAAAGCCCGCCGGTTGCTCATCTGCCCCGGTGCCTTGGAACACGGCCAAATCCATGCCCTCACGCAGCACCTCGGAAAGGTCACGGCGCAAGATCGCCTCCAGGGCCGAGTTCTGGCGAATGGCTTGGCGGGTCAGCAGGTAGCGGCCCGTTGCCGTGTGAATGGCGGGGCTGACGGCGGTCGTGGAGATTGCGGCGGCATCTGCCCCGGCACCCTCGGCCACCCATGACAAGCCCGTGCCCCCGGTGATCTCGGGGAAGCTGGGGGCACCCGTGACTTGCAGGGCCGAGACGCCAAAGCGTTGCGCGGCGCTGGCCTCAAAGAACCGCTCAAGGGCGTTCATTGTGGGGCGAGACGCCAGATTGCCGCTCACGCTGGTGCTGGCATCCGTTGCCACATCGGCACGGGTTTCCAAGAGGCTTTCCCAAGGAAAACGCACCCCCTTCTGGCCATCGCCATGACGGTTTTCCAGTTCGGCGGAAACCTCGGCCTCACGGCCCGTCAGCGGCTTGCCCTCGGTCAGGCTGGCCACCATGCCCGACAGGTTGAACGCGCGGCATTCCCGGTCAAAATCGCTCTCGGCACGGTCAGGCTCTTTGATCTTGTCGCGTTCGGCCCCCTCCACCAGAAGCGCGGCCCGCAACTCCACCTCAGCCCCTTCATAGGCCGAGGTCAGGGACCGCAATTCGGTGCGGGCGTCATCGGTGATTTCATCGGCCTTCTGGATTTCGGCCATTTTCTCACGGCGCTTGCTTTGCGCCAACTGGATTTCTTGACTTTTCAGCATGTTAGCCTCTCAGGTTAAGTCTTTGGTCAAAGCGTCCAAAAGCGCCTCAAGGGCACGGTCGGCAAACTCGGGAAAGCCCCGTTTCATTTGCGCGACAAACCCAAGCCGGGGACGCACCCGCACCTGAGGTTTGAGGGCGTAGAGCGGAATAACTTTCCGCCCTAAGCGTTGGAAAAGCAGAAGGTTTCCCTTGCGGCTCTCGGCAATGAAGGTGTGTTGCCATTGCCGGGGATTGAGCTTTTTGGGGCTTCCATCGGCATTGAGCGCGGCGGGCAACGGCACAAACAGATATTGGCCCTCTCGGGGCGTGATCGTGCCGCCGTATTCCTGAATGCGGTATTCACCCGGCAAGGTGACTTCGCCATACACATCGGCCACCGTGGGGGCCTCATGCACCACCCCGCCACGCTGTAGCTCACGCACCAGCCGCCCCGTGCGCTTGGCAAGGGCCGTGTCGGTTGTCGTGGTGCCTGAGTGCCGTGCCGCCAGCTTTTCGGTTTCCCGCGCGATGAAAACCCGCATTTCACGGGCCACCACGTGGGCAAAGTCATCCACATTCTTGCCGAGGGTCGCGGCCAGAGCATCCAAGCCCCGGCGGGCGTCCTGATACCGCCGATTGCCGTAGCTGACGGAAAGGCCAATGTTCTGCGCGTCAGTCATGTGGCCCCCGGTTCTGGGGCCGCTTGGCCGAGATATGTGCGAGGGTCGTTCAGGTCGTGGCGATACCGCACCACAAAGAAAACGCTACCCTCGGCTGTCAAATCCTCGGGGTGATCGAGGTCCACCACGTTGCCCGCGTCATAAAGATCAACGGCCAGCCCGTTCACGGTCGTATCCACCAAAAGGCGGCGCTGGATCATCCCGGCCACGGTTTCAATGATTGTGGCGGGCACCTCCCCAGCCTGAGCGCGATAGCGAAAATCAACGCTCACCTCCAAGAAACACTCCACAAAGGACGTGCCTTGCGTCTTGTTCTCTTTCATCGGCACCAGCCCCGCCGTGAGCCGCTTGGGGCTTGTCGGGGGCAAGGGGCCACGCACCACCTCAGAGAATGAGAACGGGTAAGGGTCAGATGCAGGGGCACCCCCGGTCACGTCTTGAAGCGAGAGGCACAAGGTTTGGAGGATGATTTCACGGATTGTGCTAGGCATGGACGTTGCCCCCTGATTTTGCGGATTTCGGATTGCAATTAACTGCATCGTGTAGTGCGGCCTGAAATGCCTCACGCCCCGGCACGTTTGAGCGGCGGATTTCGCCCGTGCGGTCACGGCGCTTGTGGCCGCTCCACTTTTCCTTGGCGGATTTCGCGTTGTGGCAAGCGGGGCAGAGGTATTGCAGGTTGGACTTGTCGCGCGGATCAATCATCGCCGCGTCACAGGCTGAGCGGGGCACGATATGGTCAACGTGCCCGTGCATCCCCAGAAACCGATTGCAGCACTCGCAACGGCATTCCGCCCGGTGCGCAATGGCGGGCCGAATGCTCTTTTTCCATTCGGGCGTGTCGATTGTGGACCGATCCTGACGCCTCACCATAGCTGCACCTCATATTCGGGCTGAGGGGCGTCCATGGCCGAGACGTATGCGCTACAGGCCAGCGTGAGGGCCTGAGCAACGTCAATTCGGGCATTCCGGTGCGATTTGTCGAGTTGGCAGGCCCCGGTTGCGGAAACCTTCACATCGGCCTCGGCAACGGCGGCCTCAATCAAAAGACTGCGCTGCATCTTGGCCTTACCGCTCAAGAACATGCGGCGGGTGGCCCGAATGTCGTTATCGCCGTCTTTCGGCCCGGTGCCACGGGTCACAAGCGGCCAGTCAATCTTTGCCCGTGCCATGGCCGTGCGAAACTCGGCATCCCGGTAACGATCCCCGGAAATGGATTGCACGGGGTGATCCCCGATTTCTTCCCTCAGCCGCGCCAGAAACTCGCTCACATCGGTGATTTGGCCGCTTGTCTCAAAGAGTTCGCCCGTCCCGGCTAGGCTCACATAGAGGTTGCCCACGCCATCGCGTTTGCCCCGTTGTGCAAGGTCCAACTCCCCCTCACCCGGAAACGCCGCAAGCGGTCGGATCACGCCGCTTTCGGCATAGACGATCACGGCGGCGGTCATGGCCGCGCTGCCCCCGAGGTCCAGCCCCACAAAGCACGGCTCACCCGGAATAGGCTTGGCGTTCACATCGTAAGCCCGCTGTAGCTGGCCATACTCCACCAACAGTTGACGGCTGGGGCTGAGCGGCATGTTGAGGTGCCACGCCTTGAACGAGGTGAGCGAGCCGCCTTGCTCGGCCTTGTCGTGCGCGTCCTGCATGAAGCGGCGGGATTTGATCGTGCCCAGGGCGGGGTTTGCCGCTTCCCAAACCGCCGGGTCGCTGGCATCGTCATTCAGATCAGCGCCCCAGAGGGTCACGTGGGTGCGCTTGTCAGGGCGGGAAATGAGTTCGTTATACTCGGTGCTGTCGCCTCTTGTGCCAGTCAAAATCAACTGGCCATCCTTGGCGGCAAGGGCATCGTAAAAGGCGTTGATGAGTTCCCCTTGCCCAGCCGAGATAAGGCCCGTTTCGTCAATCACGGCAAGGTCAAGGTCAGCCCCGTGGCCCTGTTTCATGTTCCCGGTGCTGAGGTGGCAAACCCCGTTGCCCATGAGCAACCGCCCCGGCTTGGGGTCCACCCGCTTGTGCAACTCCCCCTCACGCCCCGCCGTTTCCAGAAGGGCGAACATCGCGGCGGCAATGTAGCCCGTGTGCTTTTCGGTCGGGGCCGCGATAGCACCGCAAAAGTGGGGAATGTGAATGGGGCTGTCCGGGCACATGAGGCCCAGAAGGATCGCGCCTAGCAGGGTGGACTTGCCCAGCTTGCGGGGGGTGGAAAAGATGCAGGTCCGAAACGTGGGGCCGTCATGGTCCTGACTGAGATACGCCGCCACAAACTCACGTTGGAAGTCATGCAGCACGAAAGGTTCGCCGCGAGAGATACCAGCCGGAATGGTAAACTCACGCGCCAGCCAGTTCGCCAGCGCGTCAACAGGTTCCAGCTTGGGTTTGCGGCGGATCGTAATCAAGCGGACGCCCCCCGCTCGAAAACCGTCACCCGCTCGAATGCCTCCGCTCCGCCCCCTCCGATAGATGCTGGCCTCCCCCTCACGGCGGGCAGGGTTCCCTTGGCAGGGTCAGGCAGGGCAGATTTGAGAAAGGTCCACATCGGACACACCTTTGCAAGCTAAGTGGGATAGCTTGCGGGTGTGTTCCCGCTCAGTTGATACCAGTGGCGGGCCAGAACCGCCGATCAACGAAGCACTTGTTTCATTCATACGCCCCCGCCGTTGGTTTCGCAAGCGTGGCGAAAGGAAGGGGGGCTACGGGGGGATGGATTGCCTACGGGGTCAATCATCCAGATTTGTGTTTCACCATTGTCTTGCCCCCGAGAATGAAGGCGAAAGCCCTTGGCGAAGACGGAGCGTCAGCGATGTGCTTTGCGTCATTACTTTAGTAATGACCCTGTTTCTCTTTTACCCGTTCTCTTAAATGTAACGTAGTTACATTATATAATCGTCGTGATTTGGCGACTTTTACTAATCGTCTTCACAACGGATTTTTGGGCATCTGTCAGAGGGTCTTTGAATAGGCGTTGTTTGGCGACTTTTGGTTGCCCGGTCCTATGCCGTTCACCTGTGCCCAGAACATATCCCAAGGCAAAGCCCCTGAGCCGTGCATCACCTCTTTCAGGGCGATTTCATCAATGCTTATCCAGAGCTTTTTCTCGGCCCCGTTACCCATTGCCTTGATGGTCAGGAAGCCGTGACATTCCTTCTTGAGCCGGGGCAAGGCACGGTCCCGAAACTCTGAGAAGGTTAGCCCGGACGCCTCGGCCCACGCCTCACGCTTATGTGCCAGCCAATCCCGCCCGTGCCGTTCCAGTTTCCCCCGGCGGTTGCGCCAAATGTAGAGGATATGTGCCAGTAACAGACCAGCCGCCATGTCACCCCCTGCCAACTTACGGCAGAGGGCATTCAGGTTAGGGCGTTCCCACTTCTCATTCGCGGCCTTGGCCTTGGCGGCTTTGGCCGTGGTCTTCTTCTTGGGGGTGTTGGCGGTCTTGGCCGAGGTCTTGCCCTCATTCATCGCCTTGGACGCCTCGGCCTTGGCCTTTGCGCTATGCAGGAATGTTATCATGCCTTCGCCTTTTCCCCAAGCTGTCGAAAACGCATCACGTGCGCCTCCAACATTGTGGACATAGCATCCGCAATTTCATCTTCGGGAACGTCGTGCTCACGCAGAAAGGTGAGCAACACGGCCCCGGCCTTCAACATGTCAACATCACGGTTTTGCCGAGTTGCATCTGGGTCGCGTTGGAAAAGGTTCTCGGCTGATTTCTCCCCGCAAACCTCTGCATGTCGCTGCCAATTGCTCATGACTTGCCCCCTCATTCGACGCGGTTGGCGTCAAGGAAGGCCAGCACATCGGTGCGGCGGTAACGCACGGTGCGGTGCCCCAGATTGGAATAAGGCACTTTGGGCGGGGTGCCGTTCTGGCGGGCCTCATGGCGGTCCTTGTCCAGATAACGGCGGCTCACCCCCAGAAGGGTTGCGGCCTCGTCCGTGGTAATCATTTCGGACGCGGACTGAGCGGGCTTTTTGAGTGTGATAGGCATTGCGTTTCCTCAAGGATCGAAGCTGGCTGGCCACCGTTCTACGGCCCGCCGGGTGTCGGTAGCTCCGCGCTGTCCCCGCTTGGCAGGGACGCAAACATCCTTGTTCTACGCTATGTGGCAGTATGGGGCTTTACCCGTGAAAATTCAAGCCGCCACTTGCTGGTCTATATATTCGCTAATTGCCTGAACCGCCCCCCGCATCATTTCGGGGTCGGTCAAAATCTGGTATCCGGCGGTCACGTCATTGGCAGTCGAGTGGTTCATGAGCCGCTTGAGTTTGGTTTGCTGGACATCAAGACGGGTCGCCACTGTGGAAAAGCTGCGGCGCAGATCATGGAAGCCGATAGACCAGCCAAGGGCCTCACGAAAGGCCGTGAGTGTCTTGCGTGGGTCGCCATAAGGTGAAGTCCCCCAAACATAGGTTTCGCCCCCGGTGCGCTCTTTCTGAGCTTCCAAGAGCCTCACGGATTGCTCGGCCAATGGCAGGGTTATGGGTTCTCCGTTTTTCGACCTCTCGGCAATGATGGTCAGCGTCTTGCCTTTTAGGTCCACATCGGCCCATTCCAAATAAGCGGCCTCAGTCATGCGCAAGCCGGTGCGGGCCAGCAATTCGACATAGGCTTTGAATTTCTC